AGAGAACAGACAAGACAGTGGTGGACAACAACTCTTTCATCAAGAAAAGAGGAACATACAGCCATTGTTGTTATTGGTTCAAGACAGCACCCTGAAGATATTTATAATTTTCTTTTAGACAACCCAGAGTTTGATACTTTAGTTGAAGAAGCACATAGTTCTGAATGTATATTACCTGAATTAGATATTGAGGAACATACGGACTGTATGTTGTGGAAAGGTAAGAGAAGTTACAAATGGTTACTGTCTCAAAAGAATAATGCTGATACTACAGGAGGTAGAGCAATATTTGAAATGGTGTATTTGAATAAAGCCTTTGTTGAAGGAATTACAATGTTTAACTCTGAAGATATTGACCAATGTAGAGATATGAATAGAAGCATAGGACACATTCCTCCAAACACTCGTTTAATCGCTGGACTTGACCCTGCGTCTACAGGATTTCAGGCTTGTTTCTTATGGGCAGTAGATTCTGATACTGGAATGATGTATCTAGTAGATATTGAAAATGAAGAAGGTGGCGGTATTTTACAAGCTAAGAAGTCAATACAGAAATGGTATGAGAAATATGGATTAGCTCACTGGGTTATTGAAGAGAATGGATTTCAGAAAGCTATTAGACAAGATGAAAAGATAAAAGACTATTCATCACGAATGGGTATTCATTTAGAAGGACATCAGACTCAGAAAAACAAGTTTGACCCAATTTATGGTGTTGGAAGTATGCAATCGCTATTTGAACAAAAACTAATAAGTTTGCCGTATGGCGATACAGAAAGCGAAACTAAGAGTAATATATATCGTAGACAACTAATTTATTTTTCATCTGCTGCTAGTAAGGCGAGTAAGGCGAAAAGTTATAAATCTGATGTGGTAATGGCTAGTTGGTTTCCATTAAAGGTTATAAGAAGATTAGGCAAAGAACGACTAGCTGAGGTAGGATTGGATTATAAACCAAGTTATGGTGAGTGGGATTTGAGTGAAATCAACGAAGCTCCGTGGAGTTAATATGAACGCAAGTGAATTACAAGATAAGATAACGCAGTTACATTACGATAATCAAGATGCTTATGCAACAAGAGGTCGTATTCGTTCCATAATGAATGGTGGTCCTTCAGGAATCCTAGCTTTACTAGGCGACCAGATTAAAGGTTTTCAAGATTGGCAAGTACCAGTTCCCAACTTAATGTCCACAGGGTTAGAACACTTAGCACAAAAAATAGGTCGTATTCCAAATTTAAAGATTGATATTCCAAACGATAGAGATTCTGAAAGGTCAAAACAAAAAGCTGAAAAGATTGCAAGAATTGTTACAGCGTATGATGACAATCAAAGACTAGATATACAGATGCCACAAGTTGGTAGATGGCTACCTGGTTATGGTTTTGCTGTTTGGGTTATTAGAGAAAAGAAAGATGCTAATGGAGTTCCTTATCCTTGTGCAGAATTAAGAGACCCTTACAACTGTTTCCCTGGTTATTTTGGTGCAGACCAACAACCAAAGGAAATGTCTATAGTTCGTAGAGTTCCAAAGTATGCACTTGCTCAAGTTTATCCAGAGTTTAAAGAACAGATTTATGACAAAGATATGGGTACTGGATTATCTATTGGTAGTGGTTCAGCTTCACCTTATACAGATTCGTATTCAGGTTCTTGGGCTAACTCAAATGGACAAGGTGATTTAATATCAGAGTTTTATAATGATGAAGGAACTTATATATTTCATATGTCCTCTGGACAGATATTTGATTTTATTCCTAATCCATTACAAAGTGGTCCTGCTTTCGTTGTAGCAAAGAAGTTTTCTTTTGACCAGATGCAAGGACAGTATGACCAAATAATTGGATTAATGGCAGCTATGGCAAAGATTAATGTTATGAGCATTATTGCTATGGAAGATGCAGTCTTTACTGAAACAAACATTTCAGGTGAACTTGAATCAGGACAATATAGAAAAGGTAGATTTGCTGTAAACTATTTGTCTCCTGGTACACAGGTTTCTAAACCTGCATCAAATGTTCCTTATCAGATTTTCCAACAGATAGATAGAGTTGAAAGACAACTTAGAATTGGTGGTGCATATCCAGTTACTGATGACTCACAATCTCCACTTAGCTTTGCTACAGGTAGAGGTTTAGAAGAACTCGGTGCATCAATGTCATTAATGATTAGAGAATATCATACCATTATGGCTGATGCTATAGAACAGACAGACACTAAGAGACTTGAGTGGGATAACATTATGTATGGTGGTAAATCAAAATCACTATCTGGATATATGGATAATAAATTCTATTCAGAAAAATATGACCCAGAAAAAGATATAGGTTTTAATTACAAGACAAGAAGAGTCTATGGTGCTATGGCTGGTTATGATGAACCACAGAAGATAGTTACAGGGCTGCAATTACTTCAAGCAGGTATCATAGATACTCAAACCTTACAAGAAAATCTTGATGGGTTAGATAACATAGTTAGAGTTAATGAACGAATAACTAGAGAAAAAGCAGATAAGGTTTTATTTGATACCTTACTTGCACAATCACAAGCAGGAGACCAAAGAGCAACAATGGCTATTGTTGAGATTAGAAAAAATCCTGGTGATGTACAAAATATATTAGATAAGTTTTTCACTCCTCAAGAACCTCAAATGACAGAGGAAGAAATATCTTTTGTAGGTCAAGCAGGACCAGGTGGAACTTTGCCACCACAAGGACCTCCACCTGGAATTGCTCAAATGTTACAAGGGCTAGGAGGATAATGGCTGGTAATATTAATAGAGAATTTGCTGAAATTGTTCATAATTCATTATTTGATGTTGATGAACAAGGTGATGATATATTGCTAGAAGCTAAACTACAAGAACCTAAAATATTTACTGACCAATTACCTCCGTTGATGTTTCCATTTGGTTATATGATTATTAGCTCAACATTTGCTTATTACGAAGAGGAGGAAGAAGATGACGAGAGCACCTAAATATACAAATCAAATGTATGGAACTACTGCCGAATTAAATAAAAGATTAGAAGAAGTAGATTCAAAAGAAATTACAGGAAGAAATACCAATGTTATGTACGCTCCTCCAGGTAATAATCAAAATTTTGAAGCTCCACCAGAAGAGATAACACAAGAACAAGCTGCAGAAATAGTTGCAAATCAAGGTGGACAAGAAAATATTTTAGCAATAGATAGAATTACGGAAAGACCTGATGAAAACATAAATACTGGAATAGCAGACATTCCTGCTAATGCAGTTATACAAAACGCTGAAGGATTTCCAGTAATGAGACCAGGAACGGAATATAAAAATTCTGATTTAGCTGCTGCTTGGGTTAAGTCAGGATTTAATGATGATATATTAAATATATTAATAAGAATGACATAATGGGTTATTCATTTGGTAAAATTCCAGAATTTTCAAATTCTTCAAAAGCACAAAGAAAAAATATTGAAAATAAATATTTTGCTGACAAAACACAAAAAGAAAAATTTGATAGCATTACTCCTCAACAAGCACAAAATATTGCTGATTTAGCTAATGTTTATTCTTTTGCTGCACCAGGTTTAGTTACTGAACTAGGAAAGATGGGTTTAACAAAAGAACAAGCAGAACCTTATATTATTGCTTATCAAAATGCTTATGCAAATGATGGGGTAACAATAGAAAAAGAATTAAGTAGTAATGTTGATTCAGCTATGGGTGTGTTCCCTTGGAGTAATGTTGAAAGATGGAGTCCTGTTGATGCTGCCAAACTTACTTTGGCTCAAACAAAAAAGTTTACACAGATTGCAAGTACTGTTGCTACAACAAGATGGTATGGACTTAATAGAATTTTAAGAACTTATATGATTGCTAGAGAAAGAGCAATAAATAAAACCTTAGAAGCTGGTGATACAAGCATTGTTGGTGTGGATGATAAAGGAGAGTATTTAAAATTAAATGCTTTTAGAAATCCAATTTTTATGAAAGAGTTTTTTAAACAAATTAAACCTAAAAGCTATATTGGAAATAATAAAAACGATACTACTAAAGATTTAGTTCCATTTATGGATGGTGGACAAGCGTGGGAAGATGCAGGAGCAACTGCTTTAGGTGTTGGTTTTGAACAATACGGAGCAAAATTATTTGATTTAAATGTTCCAGGTGAAGAATCAGGATTAGGAAGTTCTTGGTTTCCATTTTTTGGTTCAGGTAGTGAAGCGTGGGATGAATCACAAAGAAGAGGAAAATTATATGCAAATTTTAAAGGAAGTGGGTTTTCAGCTACAACTCCAAATCAACCTGTTTCTCTTGGGGGTTTAGTTGTAGGACAATTTTTTGATGCTAATACTTTAGCTTATAAAAATTTATCAGGTGTTGTAGATGGTATAGGTTTTGCAAGAGGAGATGCGTTTAATAAATTACAAGCATTAAATGTTTCTACTAAATCAAGATTTAGAAATTTTGGATTGATTAGAATAAAAGATTCTAATGGAAGAATAACCTATCAAACTGTTGATAGAAAAAAAGGAATAGATGTTTTTCTTAAATCAGAAAATGCTAAAGAGTTGGCACAGGCTTGGTCTACAAAATTAGATGATTTAAATTTATTGTTTAAAACATTTACTCCTGATATAGCTCTTCGTATGCACAAGGCTTCTAAATTAAAAGGAGACAAAGTAGCAGATGAATTAATAAAAACTTGGGATGATTTAATATTTAAAGCTCCTCAAGGTATGCCACAAATGCCTCCTAAATATCAATGGAATAAAATAGCTGACAATATTGGTTTAAATAGAATATTTAATAATTTATCTAAAAAAGAAAAAGATATAGCTAGAAGCCAATTTGGAGATTGGACACCTAAAGGAAAAATTGTTTGGGCTAATCAAGCAGATTCTATTGAACAAGTAAGAAGAGTAATTATTAATGGAAGATTGAAAAAATCTGTTGGTGATAACTTGTTACTTGAGTTTGCTGAAGCAACAATGAGAAATAAAGAAATAGGATATGGAGGACAAGTAAGAGCATTTAAAAAAGTAATAGATGCTGTTGGCGATTCAATGAAAGAAGCTGGTGAAAGACCAGATGTTGTTGAAGATATTATTACAAAATTAAATTCAAGATTAAGAAGTAGTTTTAGTGAATCAAAAGAATTAAGTTATTGGATAGACCAAACACTTAGTTGGGAAAATGCAAAAAGTAAAGGAACAGTAGCAGATGCAGCCGTAGAAGGTATACATACATTTACTAGAAATTTAAAAGAAACTTTAATTGGTGGAGAGTTACAACCAACTCCTACACCTCATTTAATAGTACAAGAAATGATGCAAGGTATAGAATTAACTGATTTAAGAAAAGTTAGACAAAGCACTGGAAAAATATCAAAATATGTTCGTATAGCTGAATTAAACATACTTGGTCCAGCAGCTAAAGCATACTCTAAAAAATTTGGATATTTAAAAGATAATTTAATAGAAGAAGGTTGGTTAGAAAGTCATAGAGGAGTAGATTTACCTAGACAATTTACTAAAGGGTTTATTAATTTATTATGGGGTGTACAAAAAAGTATATGGACTCCATTACAGCTTGTAACTAGATTAGCTTTCCCTGTAAGAATTACTGCTGATGGTCAAGCAAAATTAGCTTCTGATGGTTACCCATCACTTGGAAATAATCCTGCTGAATGGTTTGGTTTGTTGTTAGGAAAAAATAATAAAACATTAAAAGGCGAGTTAGCAAAAAATTCTGAAGAAATGTTAAAACTTGTTAGAGACCAACAAAGAAGTCTTTTAGGAGAAAGCAGAATAAAAAATTTACGAGATGATTGGATTGTTTATGATTTACAAACAGCATTTACAGACCCAAAGCGTAAAAAAATGTTTATTAGAGCGAGGTTGGAAGAGATTTCTTTATTAAAAGGAGAACAGGAATACTTGCCTGTTGCTAAAGCAATTCTTGATGGAGAAAGTCCACAAGTTTTTGCTAAAAGAATGTTTGGTGGAGATTTAGATGACATAAGACAAATGATGAATAGAGAACTGTTAGATGAATATGGTAATCCACAAAATGCTCTTAATAGTTATGAAGCTACACTTGGTTTTATAGAAACACAGTTTCAAAGAATTAACCATTTTACTAATAATAAAGAAATTCTTAAATATCTTGCTAGTGAAGATAATGTTTTTAGGTATAAAAATCCTAAAGGACATATGTCAGAATTTAAAATTTATAACATAGGTGATGATACAGGCTTTTTAGCTCCTTTAAAAGATAATAATATTTTAAAGACAGATGGAGAAAAACAATTAACAAGTTATTTGACAAGAGAGTTTAATGATAAAGCACCTGCAATAATAAAAGAAATAGAGGCTGTTGGTGGAAATCCTGTAGGTATGGGTATGAATATATGGCAACAAGGACCTAGACATATTAGAGAAAGAATATTACAACCAAAACAATTTAAAGATGAATTTGTAGCTGCTTGGGATTCAGTATGGGAAACATTATTTAATTTTCCTGCTGCATTTGAAAGAGTTGCTAATAGGTCTCCATTATACAGAACTGTATTTTGGACAACAAAAGCAGATGCTTACCAATTTTTACCAAAAAATTTACAAAAAGATTTTATAAAGAAAGTAGATGATTTACCTAAAATGTATGATGATGTTTTAAAAGATGACAGTTTAGTTAAAGCTGGATTAGATAAATTTTTTGACACAGACTCTTTAAACAAATCAACAAAACAATTAATTGAAGAAGCCATTGAAGAAGCAAAAAAAGGAAAAGTTGATACAAGTGCTGGAATGTTTGAGTCATTAGATGAACTTGAAGAATATGCTCACGCAACAGCAAAATTTGTTCACGATAATTTACTTTATAACTTAACTGAAAGAGGTTACTTTGCAGACTTTACTAGAATAATGTTTCCATTTATGGGTGCGTACATTGAACAGATAGGTACTTGGTCTCAAGTATTAGCAAGAAATCCTTATGCAATAAGAACAGGTAATTTAATAGTTAATGGTGCAAAAGAATCAGGTATTGTATATGAAACACCACAAGGAGAAATGTATTTTGCTTATCCTTGGATTGGAACAGCTGTTGAAAATAAATATTTTAATGACCAAAATGACAGAATAAAAATAGGAACAGAAGCTCCTTTAGATGCTATTAATTTAATATCTTCTGGTTTTGGACCAGGTGCAAGTCCTTGGTTACAAATACCAGCAGGTATGTTTATACCAGATGCAGCAAAATATGATACTTTAGCGAAGTTTTTTAATCCATTTGGTGCAAGAGCTACAAGTTGGGAAGAGTTTAAAAGTTTAGAAGGCAAAACTAAATATCTTTTTCCTGCATATTGGAGTAAATTAGCTACAGCTTTAGGAGAGGGAACTGGATTTGCTTCAGATGAAAAATTATGGAACACACACATTGTAGATACAGCAAAAGCTCTGGCTGCTACAGGTCAATATACAGATGAGTTTGGAAAAATAGACCAAGATGCTTTATTAAAAGCTGCTGCAGAAGTAGGTAAAAGAACATTACTTATTAGAGCTGTAGGACAGTTTGGTTTAATAACTGGTTTTTCTTATGACTATAGATTAAAAATAGATGAAGATAAATTAAGACAAGACTTTGAAGAAAACTTTGGAAAAGATGTTGAGTTAGGTCTTGATAGCGAAGAGTATCTTAGGTTTACAGCAGTTACTTCTATATATAACAAAGTTTTAAGAACAGTAAATGATGATGCCGCTGCTGCAATTTATCTTATGACACAAATGCTAGGTGCTGATTGGCTAGATACAAAAGAAGGATTTGGTGCTTTAAATTATTTAACTAAAGGAAGAAGTTACAACAAGGTTGGAATAAGAAGTTTAACTGAAGAAGGGTATAACTGGGAAAGAGAAAATTCTGCTATAGAGGAATATTTGCCAGGTATATTTGGATTGTTTGCTCCACCACCAGAACCTGATGCAGATTTTTCTTATACTGCTTGGTTTGCACAAAATAGAAAAGGAAACAGAGTTTATTTAACTCCTGAAGAATGGGCTAAAAGTGTGAATCAAATGGCAGGTTCAAGAATGTGGAGAATAGCTACTGTTATTGGTGGAGAAGGTTTAACTGTACAACAGAAAGCAAAAATAAAAACACAGATAGATACTTTATTTCCAGATTGGTATGTTAAGTCAATACAATTAGGTTTAGGAGAAGAAAATTGGAAAGAACTAGAAAAAGCTGTAGGCATAGAAGTAGCAGGTCAAGAAGCTATTCCTGAAGATATTGTAAAGCTATTAAAAAATACAGATTTATACGAACCTTTACAAACTTATATGCAGTATAGAGAATCTGCTTTAAACAGAATAGGTCAATTAAAAGGTATAGAAAGAAAGTATGGATTAAGTAATAGCCAGATTTATTATTTAAAAAATACTCAAGGAACACAAAATTTTAGAAATGCTTTAAAGCAAATAGGAGAATCTCTTGCTTCTGAAAATCCAGCATTTGCAATATTTTGGGAGCAAATAGGTAAAAGAGAATTAGAACAAGAGTATTATGAAGATAAGGACGGAAATCTTGTAGCATTATTAGAGGAGTCAGGATAAAAATGATTACAATTTATAAAATTATAGACGGAGAAATAGTAGAGAAACAAGTTACTCCAGTAACTCTTGACAGAGAATTAAGAAATGGATGGAGTGTAGAAAAACCTGAATTAGAAATAAATAAAGAAGGTGGTGGTGGAGCTTTTGATTTTGATTTTGGCACTTTTGAAATGTTTACTGGCGAATCACTTTATCAAGGTATTCCTAAGTTTATAGATAATCCTAGATGGTATGAAGGCACTACAAGAGAAGGGGAGGA